CTTACGACAAACTTCAGTACCCCAGTATTGTAACACCCATCTTGGGGTCAGTGTGGGCATATCAAGTCTAGCGGCCCACCATGGATCAACTTGTTCTCGCCACTCTCTAGCTTCTTTAGTACGGCCTTCAAGCATGGTTCTATCCCAACCAAATACCGCTGCCACTGCATCTTTTAGTGTTGATGCAAAACTTTCTCTACGGAACTCGTGAAAATTCACTAGATAGTCCGCAACTGTGTCTTTGCCTGAGCCAATAAAACCGCAAATTCCAATAATCATAATATTCTCCAACTGTATAAAGTATACAGGAGAATACGATTGTGGTCAACCTATAATAAAAGTATATCCCTGACCGCCTGGGACTAATTTCATCAAATCATCTGTGAGTTTTTCAATTTCAGCTGTAGCTTCTGCTTTCATCGCTGCACCGTTTAGACTGCTTCCACCTTGTGGGCCGGCAATTTGAGCAAACTTTTCACGGGCTTGCCCCAGCATCATCTTGCAGTTGGCCAAACTGTAGTCTTTGACCCATTGGCCTGCATAGGTATCGTCAATGATGGCAAAATCTGGTTTGGTATTATAGACCCATAACATTACTTCTTCATCGCCCCTAGGACGCTGTTGAATCATTATCTTGCGGCTTTGGGGTTGCCAAGTAAAATTGATGAAAGATCCAAACATCTTGCCCACTAATTCTTGATACTGACTGAATAGTTCATAGGTTAGTAAGCCACCCATATTTGTTGAACTTAACAGATAGGTGTTGGTGTAGGCCATGTTGAATGGCTCAAATACTGTTCCGCCTGAGCCGTTGCCATTTCTTGATCCAACTGATCTACGAAATATCTGTCGTACCTGTTGTACTTCTTTGGGCAAAATGTATTCTTGCTGATTTTCTCTCAGTGTCAAAAACGCATAACTTTCTTCAACGGCATTATCTGAACGCTGTCGAAACACGCCCAGTGCTCTATTCAGTGCAGTTTCGTAGTGTATGGGATCTAGTTCTACGTCAATCATGCCGTCGCCCAGCATGGCTTTGCAATAACTAAAAACTTCTTGCTTTGATTGGTCTATTTGGCTCATATAGTTATTTATCGTAGCGGTAAATATATGACTATGCCAAAACTGAGCCTTTACCGTCCTGAAAAGGGCAATGATTATAAATTTATAGATAAAAATATCTGGGAAATGTTCCAGGTTGGAGGTACTGATGTGTTCATACATCGGTATCTAGGTCCCGGAGCCTCGGGTGGCACAGCGTCACCTAGTTTACCCGTATACAACACCAGCGATCCTACACAGATCCAAGACCTGCTGTTTTTAGAAAATAGAGATCGCAAGTACGATCCTGATATCTATGTCATGCGAGGTGTGTACAGCCTGCAAGATCTAGATTTTAATCTAAGTCAGTTTGGATTATTTTTACAAAACGATACAGTTTTTATCACATTTCACATCAACGATACTATTGAAAAACTAGGTCGTAAATTGATCAGTGGAGATGTTATAGAGCTGCCACACCTCAAAGACGATCATGCTCTCAATGATTTTCAATTTGCTCTTAAAAGATTCTATGTGATTGAAGAAGTAAACCGAGCTGCGGAAGGATTTTCAGTTACTTGGTATCCACATCTATATCGTGCTAAATGTAAACCTCTAGTTGACAGTCAAGAATTCAAAGAAATACTAGACCAAGTTGCTAACAAAGATGCCATGGTTGGCACATACAACTCAGCTGTGACCTATTATCCGGGCGATGTTGTTACTGGACTAGACGGAAAAAATTACACAGTGCTACAAGAAGTAACTGGAGTTGCACCTCCTAATGCTACCTATTATGAACTAGCTGACAGTCTAAGAAACATAATGAGCACCTACGAAAAAGAAATGCAGATCACTCAGGCAGTGCTTGATCAGGCTGAAGCAGATGCTCCAAGAAGCGGATCAGACACCACACAGTTTTACACGCTGACGGTGGACGAAAATCAATTACCAGTATTAGTTAGTGCAGATACCAGTCAAATGGATGCCAGCCTAGAAACGCAGGCCACTGATGAAGCAGGCAATCTTTTGTTTAACACCGATGGTAGTCCCATATATGTAGGAGCCACTGCCGCCACTGCTTTATTATCATCGGAAGTATCTGGTTATAACGGATACCTAGTAGGTGATGGTGTTCCGCCAAACGGTGCTCCGTTCACAGCCGGTATAGCCTTTCCGCTAGCTCCTGCAAATGGTCAATTCTGTCTACGTAAAGATTATTTCCCATATAGATTGTTTAGATACAACGGATCAAGATGGGTCAAGGTTGAAGATAAAGTGAGGATGACTATGAGCAATCTAGGGCCAAGTGACGTTGGGGTGGGTGATCAATTTGAAGGCAAGGATGTTCGCCAAACACAAAAAGCTGGATTTATCAACAACACAAATACAGACACAATAAATGGCCACACTATGAAAGAAAGACAGAGTCTCAGTAAGGCTCTTAGACCGGAGGCAGATGAATAATGGATTATTTTTATGACGCTCAAGTAAGACGATATGTCACTCAGTTTATGCGAATCTTTATAGGATTCAAATATAAAACTGGAGGCGATGTTCCCGAAGAGCGACACGTGCCTGTGTTGTACGGTGATATGACCAGACAGGTTGCCAGCATGATCAAAGACAACAGTGAAAACAAACTGTCAACTGTGCCTAGAATTGCCTGTTACATCAGCGGTCTAGAGTTGGATAATTCTAGACTCAGTGACTATAGTTTTGTTAGTAAATTATCTGTGAGAGAACGACAGTATACCACCAGTCCTGCAGGTGAAAGAGAATACGGCGGTGTACAGGGAGGTGGATATACTGTGGAAAGACTCATGCCCACACCGTTCAAACTGTCTATGAAAGCAGAAATTTGGACTTCTAACACAGATCAAAAACTTCAGCTGCTGGAACAGATTCTGGTATTGTTCAATCCCAGTCTTGAAATTCAAACTACAGACAACTATGTTGACTGGACCAGTATCAGTGTAGTGGATCTCAGCAGCATAAATTTCAGTTCAAGAACTATTCCGCAAGGCGGAGAAAGTGATATTGATATCTGTACTTTGGATTTTCAAACTCCTATCTGGATCAGTCCGCCCGCCAAGGTCAAGAAAATGGGCATCATTAAAAACATCATCATGAATGTTTTTGGAGAATCAGGTCAACTGTTGGATCTAGAAGATCTCATATTCAACGGTGACAATGCAGGTGCAACTACACAGATACAAAACACGGTGGATCGATTTGGGGTATTGTTTATAGTAAACACGGCCACCGGATTCTATGATCTCACTGTGTTGAATGTCTATGAAGCAGTATTGGCCTTGGGACTAGATGCTACTCCCTACAAAGGCAATCAAGAAAGATTAGATTGGTACAAGGTATTGGAACTTCACGGTGGGTATACAGGTACCAGTAGAATACATTTCACACAGCCCAGCGGTTATGAAGTCACAGGTACATTCACAGTAAATGAAATCGATCCCTCATATCTGGTGATAGATCTTGATATGGACACCGTACCTAGCAATACAGTATCGCCGGTGACTGCCATTGTTGATCCTTACAAGTTTAGTCCTATTGAAAAATTTGGAAGCATTGCTGCAATTCCTGTGGGCACAAGATATCTAGTGCTAGATGATGTCAATACCAGTACTAATGTAGGGCAGCACGTGGAAGACGCCGGCTGGAACAACTTGGATTCTGGTTCGACTGCCTACGACGGCCCAGATGCTTGGAAAGATCTCATAGGCAATGACACTGTGATCAAGGCCAATTCTATAATCGAATGGACTGGTACTGCATGGCAAGAAACATTTGATCCCGGCGCTGTGACAACTATTGAATATTTTACCAACTTGACCACAAGTGTACAATACAAGTGGACAGGCACACAATGGTTGAGATCGTTTGAAGGCGAATACGCTGCCGGATATTGGAGATTTGATCTAGACGCTTGATAAGTATCTAGATGCAACAACGTGCCGGTCTACTGTTTCTAAGCAAAAACACCAAGAGAATTCTTCTTATTTTAGAAGATGCCAAATGGACTGTGCCTACATTTGTGAGAAACAGCAGTCTATTAGAAGACGCTGAACCGTTGTTAAATAATTTCTCAGTGGGTAAAATTTTACCCATAGAATTGTATCTCAGTGAGGACCGTGGATTTGAATACGGTACATATATCTGTCTAGTTGATGATGAATTTCTCACAACATCGGCTGCTACTATATGTTGGGCTGCGTTGAATCACTTGCCTAAACAATTGCATACTGGTTTAAAAAACACACTGAGCAATACCATAATTCGTACAAAAATTGAAACCATATTGGAGTTAGAAAATGTCAAGCATACTGCAAAAATCTACTAGATTTATCAAAGACTGTGAAAAATACGAATCAGTGATAGCCACCATGCCAGAGGGCAATGTAAAAAATGAAACTGTGCAATTGTTGCAAAAGTTAACCTACAGCATTAAAAAACTTGATAACATGCATCTAGAAATGATATACTCTAGACAGTTGCCAACTATGGGCAACGAGATGAAACAAGAAATATCAGAGTTACGAAAAAAATTAGAAACTAGAATTAGAGACTGGTCACAGGCGCAGAAAAGCTAAATCTTGAATTAATTATTTCTGTAATCTTTGTCTTTCTATCGACACATTTAAATTGTCTTTGGGTTCAAATTTTAGTGTCGGAGCATCTAGATTTAAAAAACTGGTCTTATCTAATAGACCTATTGTTCCATTTATCCACGTGTTAAAAGATAAACTTATCCTATCGGTGTCAGCTATTGATCTCATTACAGAATGTTCTAGATAGGATGGAAATATCAATAGGGTTCCTTGTTTGATTTCAACAGTGGTGCTAGAAGTGTTATATTGATTATATTTGGTAGGAAACATCTTTAATGGGCTCCAAACACAATTTTTGTCTGTGTGAAATTCAATAGGTGCAGGATCCTCTGTAAAATATAAAACTCCGCTGACAATGCTGTTTACATGATGATGTTGATAATGATACGCACCAGTTGTGGTACGATTCAACCAACTGATAGTAGGAAACAACTGATTAGATATAGACATAACTTCGTTGACGTATAAATCCAATTGCTTTTGTACAAAAGCACATATTCTTGACATCTCAGGTAAATGTATAATATCAAATCTATCCGATCCCACAAGTCTTCCTGGTTCATCTTTGTATCGAGAGTATAAAGAAGCTTGTTTTACAAATTCTAATTCTTCAGTTGTGAATCCCTGTATTTCTGCAACAAACAACGGTGTTGGAAATAACGGAATAACTTCGTGGGCCATTGAATATACCTTATTTAAATTTTAAATCAAATCCAATTATATTTTTGATTTTGTGTGAATTATTAGGCAACGTGTAATGTAAAATATTACTGGGTACAATAATCATTGATCCTTCGCTGGCTTTAATTTGCTTTATCTCTGTTTGATCAGTTATGGGGTCATTTGTAGGGTTAATGAAATAAGTCGGGCTGTGCAAGGTTTCATTGTAATCTAAATATATGATTCCGGAATATCCCACACCCGAATGATTGTGAGGGATATGAAAATCTCCTTTTGCATAAGACACTGTCCATACGTCGCCTATATCTAATGAGTCTACTTTAATTTCATTTGAAAATAGTGCTAACTCATTCTTAAAAATTTCAACAAATTCAGACTGATAATTGTTATTACCTCGATCGCTTGTGAACAATTGATCAGGTTTTCTTATCAATGATGTGATATTAATTTTTTTCGAAATTTTTTCTTTCTTTAATTCCCAATCATTAATATAATATCCATAAAATTTTGTTTCAAATAATGTACTTTGCACTAGTGATTCCTCTGAAAAAATGATTTGATCTTGGCATAATTTCTTACAAAAGTATTGTTCATCAATATATAATTTATCGTTAACTCTTCTTTGTCAATATCATTTCTGATTTCTAATTCCAAAGAGTCTTTAGGAACTGCAATTAATTGCGCAAGAGGAGTACCAGCTTTGATCACTGTTTCTTCGTTGAGACTATGCCAAAATACCGGAACATTGATATTATTGATTCCGTAGTCACTTGAATAAATTCCACTTAGCGCAGTAAATCGATTGTCATCTGCATAAAACACAGGAGTTTGTATCAACATATAATCATTTGGAATCTTACAGCACCAGCCGGTTATAAACTTTATTACAGATCGACTAGAGTGGTGCGGCCAGTTTTGAAATGTTTTAAACAGACTGTCTTGATGTTCTTCAATTGCCGGACTGCCGTTAATTTTTTGCTGATCGATAGGAGTACGCCATTGTATTTTATCGTGTAGTGAGCCTGTTTTGATATAGATGTCTTGCCACGCTCGCACCACATATCCTTGACTCTGTAGAGTATTGATTCCAGGACAATTAGAAATGCTGTGTATGGTATGACCAAGATTATTTTTTTGATTTTTAAATTCTCTAGCTGCTTCTTGTTTCCAATTATGTACTATTTTATCGGCCGATAAAATCGGCATTGTCTTATCGATACCAGGTATAGTGGGATAAAATATAATCTTTTGTGCAATCATGTCTTTGATTATAACATATTGACACAGATTTCACAAGCAATCATTAACTCAAAACAAAGTTGTTATCAACGCCCCAGACATCTTGACAAATAATTTCCATGTTGATAGAAATTCGATAATCCAAAGAGAATGATTGATGGGGCTGATGGTTAAGATAACTAGGGAAAATAATCAAATCACCAACTTGGGGTCTTATATTATAAATTTCTTGAAAATTATTGTTATAAAAACTCAAAGAACCCTGATGTGTGTCTGTAGTTTCGGGTATATTCAAATAGTAAACAGCATTAATTACACAGGTGTTTAGGTGATTATGGATACCGCCTTTATAAAAAAATTTATTTGTTACATAACCCCAACAGCTAGCAAGATTTCTTTGATCTAGTTCTAGTGGACCAAAATGCTGATTGGCGATACGAAAAAAATCTTTGTATAAGGTATAAAACACACCGGAAGAATCTTTGATTTGAAAATTGTTTCCGGTTGTATAATCAGCTGTTTGGTGTGCTGCTAGCACCTGAGTCTTCATCCAATCAATTGGATAAGATTTTAGACCTCGGTGTAGAAATACTGGTAGATTTAAGTCTATTTGATTCATGCAAACAGATTATATAACCCGCCCGCCGCTTCACCAATCCGCGCGAAGTTCTGGATCCGGTAGGTCAGAATTGTAGAATTTTGATGGGTCAGACTCGTAGTACTTTAATAGGTCTTCAAATGATTTTTTATGGGAAGCTGCTCTTCTTGATAATTCAATAAACCATTCTGCTAAATGTGGTAGGTTGTCTGCTCGAGCATCGTCTGCATATTTTATATACATCTCAGCCGATGCTTGCATTTCAGAAGCAATTGCAGTTTCTAATACCTGGGTAATATGCGCAGATGGCTTTCCGGTATCCGGATCTCCTAATCCACCCAGTATGGCTTCTTTTATATGTCCTTGAGCAAACATGTGTTTGTCTTCAGCAATTTTTTTAAAATAAGCTGCGGCATTTGCATCTTTATGTTTCTCAGCTACGGTGGCAAAATAGTGGTATCTATCATTAGATCGTGCCTCTGCAGCAAACGCTAGTTTGAGATTAGTTGCTGTTTTGCTGTCTAATGCTACTGGGATAGCCAACGGTGTATTTGGATCAAGATCCGGAGGTGCAACTAATGGTTCTTGGTATCCCTCTGGGGCTGGTATTGTATTCATGTAAATTAACTCCTAACTGGTTGAAATTATATAGTGTATTTATGCTATGCGTTAATCACAAGAGTGTTATTATTGAAATTTCCTTTGATGAAAGTATTAAAAGAAATACTCAATCGTTCATTGTTTGTGGTATTTACAGGCACACTATGATAGAGACTGGAAGGAAAAAGTATTAACATTGCATCTTCAACAGGAATTGACCATTCTATGCTGTTAAATGGGGTCCGTTCACTGCACTCAAACTCCATGAAAAATGGTGATGTCAGCCTGTTGAAACAAATAGAATTTTCACTGTTTCCAACATTCACATAGTATACTCCCGAAATCACGCTGTTTCTGTGATTGTGCAGATCGTGTGGTTGGCCTTTTTTATTTTGATTTTTCCAAGAATTTGTCATATAAAATTGGCAGTCTGTTTTGATCACTTCTCGAGCATAATTGTGAACGTGTTCCATGAATATGTTTTTTAACTCACCAAATACGTTATCATCGAGTAGAGAGGATTTGACAGACGTCTGATTGCCTTGTCTACTTATAGCAGTTATAGGATTGGTGTCAAACGCTGTGCGTTCAGTTGTTGATAACTTTCTAAGATTAATTCTATAGATAGCTGCAGGAAAAATTGGAATAATTTGCGGAGTCATAATGTTATTATAACAAGTATTTAATACGATATTTTTAGGCTAGTAAATAATCTGGCCGGGCAATGTGTGGAAAAACAGAAATTAAATACTGGCAAAGTTTTTAATGGAAATAGTTCCGATCATACCAGGATGATTACTACACTGATATCTGTAGCTACCACTGATACTATCCGGAATCTTCCAATACAGTGTACCTGAAGTTTTACCCTGTGCAGCTGATCCTGTGGTCACTGTGCCCGTTGTGGTCACGTGTACCAACCCTGTGTCATAATTGGCGCCTGCATTATTCTGTATGAGGAACGGGTGAGAAACACTAACTCCAGCCAAATTAAACGCAATGGTTGTGCCATTTATGGCATATATGGTAGGGTCATCCGTGGTGCCATATTGATCAAATCTATATGCTGTAGATCCATTGAAAGTGACATCCAGTCGTGTAATAGCAGGCAGATAAAATTGGTCAATAGTAAGGTCTGCACGATCGCTTAGTCCAGTAAACGCCGTAGCGCCTGCGCTGACTGTGTTGGTGATTGTCACGGTGTCTGTGCCAGCATTAGTGGTTAGTGAAATACCAGTGCCAGCCGCTAGAGTCAATGTGTCTGTGCCAGAGTCTGCTTCGACATTTGACTGTCCGGCCACTGCCACAATGCTGAAAGTATTTTGACTAGACCCTGAATTGGTTATAGTGATAGAATCTGTACCAGCATCAGTTGTAAGTGTTATACCGGTACCGGCTACTAATGTCAATGTATCTGTAGCGGAGTCTGCTACCACTGAACTCTGTCCAGCTATTGCTATGGTGGCAAAACTATCAGATGCTCCTCCACCAGAAACTGTGGCCCACGTGTTATCACCTCTTAGATACGTGGTGGCATCCCTTGTACCTGATGCGCCTAACCTCAAGACTGGAACAGTGCCGCTGCCTAGATTTGTAGCATTCAATGCAGTGAGATTTATGCCGCTGGCAGCTGGCAGTGTAGCTGGAAAACGTGCATCAGGCACAGTACCGCTGGTTAGCTGATCGGCATTGAGTGCAGTTAGATTCGCTCCTGAACTTGCAGGTAACGTGGCTGGAAAACGTGCATCAGGCACAGTACCACTAGTAAGTTGAGTGGCGTTGAGTGCAGTTATTAAACTGCCAGCACCACTGAAACTGGTGGCAGTGAGTAATCCTGCATCGTTGATACTAACTGTGCTGTTTTTAATATTTGTGCCGCTGGTACCACTATATCTAACTACGGCATTATCGACATAGCCACCTAACACAGAATTTACATTGCCTGAACCGCTGCCGCTTGCTCCAGGTGGGCCTTCTGGTCCTGCTGGTCCTTGCACTGTGGCTGTGGTTTGAACACTATTATCCGGAAATCTCAAGGTTCCCCCTAACACTAGATTAGGAGTGATAGTTATGGGATTGGCGTTGGTAACGTTGAGAGTAGTGTTTACAATAGTGATATTGCCAGTGGAAGCTACGGAAGTAAAAGTTATGGTATCTGTAGATGCATTAGATGTAATACTAATGCCAGTACCTGCTACCAGTGTTAGTGTATCAGTGGCAGTGTCTGCTATCACAGTTGGTTGTCCTGATACAACCAAGTTGGTAAAACTAGGCGAAGTTGAAAAATCAAATCCACTGCTGATCACATTCCAGGCAGTGCCGTTATAACGCCACGATTTTTGATCAATGGTATAGACTTCGTTGAGTGTGGGGCTATTAGGAAAATTTATAGGCATTTTTTAATCTCTGTAAAATATTTATCAACGACCCAATCTCAGTTTTAGACCGCTGGTAATATTGAGATTAGACATAATTTTTCTTGATCCTAGTTTAAATCTAGCGTCAATCTGCCCTTGGTAAATCACTCGAGCATCGCCTCCTTCGAGACTTTCATAATCCAGCCAATTGGCTGTATTGACCGTGGTTGATTCTGTACCAAAGTAAAAATCGGCAGCGTCCTGTGTTTCTAGAGACTGCAGCCAGGTTTTGACTTCCACCCAGGTCCAGTCTCTATTCCACTCTAACACGGTGGCTATAAGTCCTGTGGCCACAGGACAGGCAGCACTAGTGCCGCTAAAAGCAGCATCGGTGGTATTGCCGGAATTGTAACTGAGAGCAGTATAGGTATCGGGTCTTGGCCAGTTTGTGGCATAGCCTCTATTGGCTGCCAAGGTGCCATCTGCAGGGGCATACACATCTATGCTGTTTCCTCTATCGCTGTAAGAAACTTTGGCTTCTTTTGAAGTTTTATAATCGTCATCCAGTGCTCCTATATTGATCACAGGATAAATTACTGTGCCATTGGCATCAGTGTATTTGCCGCCTTGTTGAGGGAATCCTCGGCGATTTGTTGTGCCAAATACTGGAATCCCAAACTCACTGAACGTGGAATTGGCCAGCGTTCCGCCAGGAGCATTAGTAATAAAATTGTTGTAGTCAGGGTGACTGCTGTTCACCTGTTTTTGATTGCTGTTACCGGAAGCTGCAACAAAAATCACTCCGGCAGTAATCAGTTCCTCTTGCGCTGTGGTTAGTGAATTTGTTTTCATTTCACTTTTCCATCGGCCGCTATCGCCTTGTGTGCCCATGTGGCTTAACCAATTTATTCCTGTTTCGGTGGTATAAGTAATGTTGCTTGTTGATCTATGAGTGTAATAATATGTTAATCCGCCGGGAGCTTTGTCGGATCGATACCCCCAACTATTGCTTGTTATTGTGGGATTTCTAGTATTAAAAAGGGTATTCACTGGCTTTACAATATGGAATATTTTCATTAGATCAAAGCCCTGTTCTATGCCTATACCGTAACTCCCGTAGAGATCTAATACCCATTTATTGGCGTTGTATGCCCATCCCTGGGTTCTTCCGTAG